TGTGTTCTGGATGGTTTTCCAGGTTGTGGGAAGAAGATCTTGATGTACATATAGTGACCTCTCCAATAGAAGTTCACAATGTACATATTGCCATTCTGAGATGGCATTCTTTCTTCTTGAAGACGTGCAAAGACATCTTCCTTTACACTTTTCTTAGCGGCTTCTCTCTTTTCTGCCGCCTTAGCCAGAAGTCTTTTTCTTGCCGCATCTTGTTCTTCTTTAGGAATAGAAGTTACAGCACCAAGTCTTTCTGCAGGTTTCCCAGGCTCAGCAGATTCTTCTACTTTCTTTTCTTTCTTTTTCTTTGGCTCACATTCACAGGGGGTTTTCCCACAATCAGAACACTTTTTTCCAGGGGTACCTCCACACATTTCAAGGATGACCTCAGAGGACACTTCCTGACCCTCTGAGAACCACTTACCACCTTTTGACGTATACCACTTGGTTGCCCAGGTATTGGCTTCTTCTGAGGGGAATACTGCAAACTTAGATTCAGCTAAGGACTTTGCTTTTTCCCAAAGTTTGATGTTATTGAATTCATAACCTTCAATGGTTTGGAGACCTTTGGTTGCAAAGTGTTTGTTCAGAAGTTTTGAAACAACAGGACTCACTTCTTCCTTTTTACAATCAGGAACTTCTTTACCATCCTTTATCTTGGTTCCCTTTGCTTTGTAACCTTTCCAACAGGAAGGTTTATCAGGATCCATACCAATATTCTTACGAGCCTGTTTCAGACCTTCATTCAGGTTATGTGGTTCGTTAGTCATCTTATGAATATAATACTTTCTTTTTATTTATTCTTATACAGAAGTAACAATGAACCCACCAATACTACTTGAATATACTAACTTATAATCAGTACCATCTACAAGACTTCCTGGATCAATACTCAGAAGTGTATTAGTTGTACCTGCAATTGAAACAATACCATCAAGTCCAGAACCATCACCAACAAAACCACCAGCAGTTACAATTCCAGTAAGAATAGCACTTCCATTGGGATCTAATCTAATACCTTGTCCTGTACTATCTGAGAAGTAGTGAGTACTATCATATCCAAGAGTAGAGTCATCTGATTTTGTGTGACCAATTCTTATAAGTTCTGATGCATGAATATTGGCAACTTCAATATCGGGGTTACCAATAATACAAGTCGCACATCCAACAACACCACCTTCTGTACCAATCCATCCTCCTGTAGTGTCATCATACATCAGTAAATTTCCATTTACTTTTGCAGATTCCCTATCAACATCATCCATAAATTCAATTCTTACTTCTCCACCACCACCTTGTACATTTACCTCTTTCATGGTATTGTACAATAATGTTTTGAGATTTTCTACTTCTTTTTTTAGTTTTTCAATCTCAGATACTTCTTCAACAAAGGAATCTAATTTTTTATTATACTTTTGACTTTCTTTATACCTTTCTATAGAATTGTGGGCAAATGAATTTACATTCCTTTCAATGGATGGTATTTGTGTGGGATTGCTGAGGATATCAATACTCCTATCAATAAGTGATTCAGGTATATGATCTGAATGATATAGATCGGGAATTTGATTTGCCGGATCTGTTGAATTATTTTTTTGGAGGAAATGGAGAGATTGTTCTAAAAGTGTTTCTTGATTATTATTTCTATTCTCCCTAGAAACTTTAGGAGCGCTTTGTTGTTGTGTCCTTCTTCTGGGGGAACTTATTTGACTTTTATACTTATTGAATTCCTCATTCAATGCATCACAAAGACCATCAAAAGAAATTTCTTTCAATTCTGGTTCTATATTACCTCTTTTTTCTCTTTCTATTTTTTCTTTTATTTTTTTCTTTCTCAAAACAGAATCAGAATTTCTATTTCCTTCAATAAAATTATAAAAATTTCCTAAATCACTCATTTTACTTTAGAGTCTCTTCTATCTTATTTATTATCAGTACTCTTATTCATACTCTTCAACATCTTTTGTAGATCTGCAGTAGAACCTACAAATAATGCATTAGTGACATTAGTAGGTCCTTTCTCATCTTCTTTTGTTACATCTTTCAGGTTCTTCTGTAATGCCATAAGTTTGTCTGTGGCATCTGCAACATTCTTGATAAGTTGTCCAGCCACCTCATAGGCTCTGGGCATTTCACTTTCTTGTGCTAATTCAAGAATACCATTGAGTGCTTCCTGTCCTTTTTCAATAATTGAATAAAGATTTCCTCTAGTATATTCATAATCTTTATGAATATCTTCAACAGAAGATTCAATTTTAGCTATTCTTTCCTCCTTTGACATAACAGTGGTTTCACCAATGTCAATAGGTTCATCTTCTGTTTCAAAGACTTCATTCAACTTATCGAATTTAGACATAATCACATTCTCCTAATCAGAATGAATCAAAGGAACCATCAAAACCAAAGTCATCACCAGGTTCTACCAGTTTATTATCTGCCTCAGTGATCACATATACACTAGAACCAAGTACATGATCTTGTGTGGGCGATCCATCTTGTCCCCTATTTACAACAAGTTTATTGCCTTCAATTGAACGAACATACATCAACTCTTGATTGATATAAATTCTAGTCTGTGTTCTGATGTTAGTTACATCATCAACAGGAATGATATTAGTGGATCTTGGAATATTATCTGCAAGGTTTGTTACAACATCACCATCATACTCCTTGAGTGCCCTAGGTGTGACATTGTAAAGAACATCTCTTTCGGCACTTTCTCTTGTACCAGCAGCATAACCAATAGATGCCTTTCTGATGATTTCTTTAGATGCATCAGGTGCAGGACCATACAGATAAGTTTTAGCGGTAAATCTAATAGTATAGATTAGTGTCCTGCGAGTATCAAAGTTTCCTTCATAATCATCAACCATATCAATACTATCAATCTGAATAGGAATATCCTTGACCTGTTTCAGATTACCTAAAAGTTTGATTGGGAGATTATAATATGGTTGAAAATAAGGTAGAATTTGTTCCACAATTTGCAACATATCATCATTGAGTTTTGTCATAATAGACAACTCAATATTCATATTATAGGGGACTGGAACATAAAACTTTTTGACCTCTCCCTCTGGTGTGGTGGTAACTACCTGAGTGGTTTGAGTTAGTTTCCTAGTAGGATCATACTGAAGTCCATTGAATTCAAATGACATACGAGGAAGTGTGATCTGAACTGGTTTGTTCAGGTCAGGTTCTTGTTCTATTCTGGCAAGAAACTTTTGAGTAGGTCCATATGCAAGTGGAACCTTGATCTTACTAAAAGTTTCACCATCATCATTTTTATGTTGGATTTCAATTTTATTGAAGAGAGTTCCAAATCCAATAATTACTGATCTGAAAATCTCATGATAAAAATACTCAAACATGATTATTACTAATTTTCAACTATTTAGTAACTTACTTTACTTTTCCTTGTCACCATCTGTCATTTCTTTAGATGCCAGATTTAGAAGAATAAAAATGTAATAACCAACACCCATTAACAAAATGATAAGTGAGATAATAACACTCCAAGTTGGATCATTTACATCATCTAATGGTCTTAAAAATAAATTCATTTTTTGTGGATCTTTGAGAATGGTTCCCAATGTTGCCATTCATATTTATGGATAGCCCATATACCAAGAATGGGAATAAAAACTAAAGAAAAACACATACTCCCCAGTGTGATGGGGTTATTGAGAGACCAACGAACAAATTCTACCATGGGTTACCGAAAGGATTGGATACACTAAAGTCTAATATTTTATCACCTTCAATTTCAAATTCTTCTGCTTCATTAAATTCATCAACAGTATTGAATTCATCAATACCACCTATAATGAACTTAGCACCTGATTCTTGTCCTATTACTATTTCTCTTACTTTATAATCACCACCTATAATTGACACTTCTAATTTTCCAGTTACTGCATCCCAAGTCTTTACTCTGGATTCTGTCCCTGAAGTTTCACCTTTAACTATCTCATTAAATATGAAACTTCCTGTTCCAATACCTGGACTTATTGGTGGTCCTTCAATATACACTTCAGGTGTTTCAAGGAAACCAGTCCCTGCATCAATAATACAAATAGAAGTTACAACACCAGCAGAATTAATTATACCATATCCATATCCAGGTTGATAATTATAAGTTTCATCATTATCAAATGAAATTAAAGTGGAATTCAAATAATATCCATTTCTACTAAAATCATATACTTTGAATTGACTTGATATGGGTATATTAGGATTAAAATTGGATGGGTTTTCAAATAAAACCAAAGGATTTGTTGTATAACCAGAACCACCACTGGTAATAGTTACAATACCAATTGAACCAAAATTGGACAACTTAACTGTCGCCGCGGCCCCTGTCCCACCACCACCATTAATAGTCACCCAAGGTGTTTCTAAATAACCACAACCAGGGTTCTCCAAACAGACTGCAGAAATTGAATATTGATTGTCATTTTCACAAGGCACATAACGACTAGAAAGTGATACAACACCAACTGCATTAATACCACCTGCAGGTACGGCAGATATATTGACAGTTGGTATTGTCTCATATCCTGAACCACTATTCTGTAGATATATTCTTTGTACAGATTTTAAAGGACAAGTAGATGTAAATGCACTTGCAGTGGAACCATTACCGACCAAAGATAATGTTTGAATATAACCATCTTTTATTATTTCATCATCAATATCCTCAATGCCAGTATCAATAACTTCATCTTCATGCCTGAATAATTCGCAGGTCAGTGTATAGATATAATTTTTATTAAGTTGATAGAATGGTTTTTCGTGTTCGACATACTTTATTTCAAATAGCCTATCACCCAGTGGGAAATAAATTATATCCCCTTCTCTTGGTCTTGTTCCTAACTTTATGTCAGGAATTCTAGTCATTAATGGGACAATATAAGTCTCAAATCTTTCTCTTGAAATAGTAAGTCTTACATCGTCCTTTTCTTCAATTCCAAACTTAGATAATAAAGTACCTTGTCCATCATACCCTTCATAGTTTTCTAGGTATGCTTCTAGTGGATATGCATTTTCAAACCTAGATTCTATAACCTCCTTGATAATATTTTTAGTTGTGACATATTGTCGTGGAATGTAATAACATTCAACACCATACATCCTCAACTGTTCATTGATGAGGTTTTGTACCAGGCTTTGTTCATTCCTGGAACCTTTTAGAAAATAGGGATTTAGCATAAAACCTTATCCGATTAAATCTAATGGTGGAATTTCATAAGTACTGAGCATTTTCTCAGAAATCTTATCAAGTTCCAACTGTGCATCATCATATAATTGTCTTCCATTGAATTCGATACCTCCTGGTAACTTAACTCCTTGGAATTTAATAAGGTTTTGTCCCCACTGTCTCTTCATAAGTGCAGTCAAATATGGTTTCAGAAATGAATCATTCCAGACACGTGGATAATCGTTGGGGTCCATTGCTCTCCAACAATCAATAATAAGATATTCATCTTTAACTAAGGTATGTGGATTCACATCCAAATACAATCTATCCTGTCTCTGGTTGAATCTAATTTGTTTGTGTGTATTCAACAAGAAATTCATAGTTTCAAGATAAGTCATAGTCATATCATATGAAAGCAAATCAAGATTACCCCAACCATAAATGTCATTCAGGAATATCTGGTATTTGATATTAAACATACCAGAACCCTGCATGGAATAAAATCCATCATATTGCCACACTTTATTAATTCCAATTACACTTGGTGGAATTTGAATAAAGTTATTATTTTGTTTGAAAGTGAAGGTGGTTTCAGTTCCTGCAATATTGGCTGTAGTTGTTTCTGTGGTTATTCCAATGACATTACTACTTCCTGGACCTTCACCCCTCTTGATGTCATCTTCAGTTATTTTATACTTCAAATATGTTTGGATAACACCATCAAAATGTCTTTCTTGAAAGAACTGAATGGCATCATCCACTAAATCTTCAATTTGTTCCTCAGCAAGATTGACTTCTATAACAGGAGCACCTAACTGTCTTAAACAATATTCAATAAGTTCTGTTCGAGTGGATGGTTGTGCCATTACCCATACTATTCTATTCTATACAAGTATTTATGGTGTTGATGATATACCAGCATAGACTAGAACATCACCAGTGATAAGTCTATAGTATTTGGAACTTGGTGAATGTACTAAAATATCATAAACATATCTCCCTTCTTTTAAGTTCTTAGTTT